GCTCAACGCCGATCCGCTTCCCTTCCGCCTGATTGGCCCGATAGGTCACACGGCCCAGCACCTGCTTGTCTACTTCCAGTATCACAGTCTGGTTTCCACTGGAACCAGAAACCCCGCTCCGCTGAATACCGCGCATAACCGCCGCCTCAATTTCCGATGTGGGAGCTTCAATATTCGTTCCGCTCTTCTGGTCACCCAGAACGGCAAGAAATTCACGGTTCGGCGGGATGACCGCACCTCGGGCTAAAGCAGGAACATCCTCTAAGGCGAGGCGGGGTACGGACATTCGACTCATCTTGGTTCCTGCCGTCATTCCGCTCGTTGTGCCGCTACTCCCCAGTTTAAGCGCCGCACCACCGCCAAGAAGGGCGATTCCGGCCAGCAACATAACAGGATTCAGCGTCATTGCGCCGATTGCGACAAGAGCGATGCCGGCAAGAAGCATTGCCGTGGAAACCCAGCCAGCCACCTCTTCAAGATGTAAAGTTTCGACCCAGCTTTGAAATGTTCCACTTTCATTTCCAATAACCAAGCCTGCTACAAGCAAAGCCATGCCCCCCAAAAACATGGGAATATTCATGGTCATAAGTCCTATTGCCACAAGGCCAATCCCAACAAGCAAAACTGCAGCAGTCACATATCCCATAACCTTTTCAAGTCCCAGTGTTTCAACCCAGTCCTGCAAATGCTCGTCATTCATTGAAGCATAAATTCCGAGTCCAAGTACAAGCGCGCCCGCAATCAAAAGTGGAATATTCACTGTAGCTGCCGCAATGGCGACCATTGCAATTCCAGCCAAAAGCAAAGCTACAGAAATCCATTGGGCAACGGTGGTTAGTTTCAATTTCTCCCACCAGGCCATCAATGTTTGCTCCCCGATCACCTCTGCTGTGATTCCTGCTGCAAGCAAAACTCCTCCCGCAATGACCATAAAGATGTTCCCCATCGCTGCTCCAATACAAATTAGCGCAAACCCAGCAATCTGTATCGCGGCGGCTACATACTCAAATGCAGAATCAAGACCAAGCGTTTCCGCCCATGATTTTAACGTCCCGCTTTCAGTGCCCAAATAGATTCCAGCCGCAAATAATGCGATGCCGGATATAACCATCAGAATATTTCCGAGGCCAGCGCCGATGCAGACGAACGCAAACCCAGCAATAAGCAGTGCAGCGGTTATAAATTGCGCCGCTCTCGAAAGTCCAAGGGTTTCCGCCCAATCTTGCATCATGCCGCTCTGTGCCGCATACCAAACGGCCACACCAACCAAAACAAGGCCCGCTATCACAAGCAGTATATTTGCTGTTGCCGCTCCGATTGCTACCATCGCAATTCCGCCAAGAATAACAGCGATGACCACAAATTCCTGTACGCTGTTCAGCCCAAGCGCATCGACCCACGATTGAAGTTGATCGTTTTCTTTGCCAAATTCAATCCCGGCTCCAAGTAATAGAAGCCCAGCAATAACGAGTAGTAAACTTCCCATTGATGCACCGATTGCGACAAGTGCGATTCCTCCAAGCATCAAAGCAACCGGGACCCATGCAGACACACTTTCCATTATTTGCTGTAACCACCCGCTGTTTTGATTGACTGAGGAAAAGTCAGGCGCAATTTCCTGATTTTGATTAGAACTTTTTTTGTTTCCACCCGAAAGCTGATTAATCTCATCAAATGACGCAAGAGACTTTTCTGCTTCCTCCGCCGCTTTCCCAGTTCCTTCGATAGCCTCTGTTTCCTCATATAGATTTTCTGCGGACTCAGCAGCCTTTTCGGCAGTGGTGCCGAAAAGGGCCGCAGTAAGGCGAGCCGCCATCGAAATAACCCTGGACAGCATATCGACAAACTTGGTAAACGCTGGTATAATGACTTCAATTAAAGGCTGTGCCAATGTGAGCAGAGCACCCTTCAAGCGGGCAATCGCAGCACGAGCCTCGTCATTCGTCTTAATGACTTTGCCCATCCATTCGCGGAACTTTGCAAGTGCCTGTGAGATAATTGTAAATACCAGTGCGCTCCTGATGACCTCCCGTAGACGCATGGAGAACTTACTCGCACTCTTCTGCGCCTTGTCAACGGATTTTGCCATCTTTTCGGCAGATGGACCAGCTTTAGCCATTTTCTGCTGGATGCTTCCGGCCTCCGCCTTTGCACTGTTCAGTTTAGACTCCAGCCCTGAAATCTTAGAATCGTAAGCGGAAAGAGCCTTGTCGGCCTGTTTCCACTCCTTTTCGATAGCGTCAACCTCTGCCTGCTGCTGTTTCAGGGCGGCATCTACCATAGGCTTATCGGAATAAGCCCGCATATAATCATCTGCGGACGCTCCAGGTTGCATTGCGGCGTTGATGGCGTTCTGCTCATCCTGGAGCATTGCCAGCCGTTTCCGAGCCTCTTCCAGCTTTGCGTTGACCGAGTTTAGGCTATTTTCAAGGGGCAACCGTCCCTGCTGTTTAGTGGAGAGCTGCTCCTTCAGAGATTTAATTTGCTTGTTCAGGCGGGTCAATTCCCTCTGTGCATTTTTGTCATCAATATTGGTCTCAATGACGATAGAACCGTCTGCGGACATATAAAACACCACCTTGAGGGGAGAGAGTTATGTGGATGGATATAAAGAAATCATTATCACCAGGGAGAAGTGCATGTGGGGCTGTGCGGCTGATTTTACTGTTCTTTTAGACGGTAAGGTTGTCGGGACATTGCGAAACGGGACAACCATTTCTGCATACGCACAAGACGGGCCGCATACAATCACGTTCCAGAAAGGGCGTAAAATTGATTGCTCTGTTTCAATCCTTATGTCACCAGAAGACAAGGCAAGGGTCGTGAATACGGTATTATCTGGGACACATATTGTAGTTGAGGGTGAATATGCAACAAACACGCCAGAAACCGTTGCTTTCGATAACGAAAACAACCCCCAAAAAAGAAACAGACGAATTAAAGGAAATGTTGCCTTTGCGGCTGTGATTGTCGTTGCTATTCTTGCCGCTGTATCTCTTACTTCTTGGGGCCGCTCTGATAGGCCGTCAAACGATGGCCCCAGTTTAAACCAATCAACCACAATGCCAACGCAGCCGTCTGCTAATCAAGTAGAAGGCACCCAACCGGAGGAGATCACCATCTCAGCCACCAGCTTGTGGGTGGCATACAAGGAGAATGCAGTGAATGCCGATGCACTGTATAAGGATAAAGTGTTGGTCGTGACTGGCACAATTCAAAACATCGGGCAGGATGTTTTGACAAAAGCACCGTGCATTTCGCTCGAAACAAATGACGGTTATGGCCTTTATCCTATCCAGTGCTTCTTCCCGAAGGATGGAGACCAAACGGATTTGATTGCACAGCTAAAGGACGGAGACTACATCACCATCGCTGGTGAGTGCAATGGAATCCCTCTTGCTCAAGTTCAGTTAACAAAATGTACGATACGATAGTCATAGCCGCCCCTCCGGGGGCGGTTTCATTTTGCGCCCGTCCAGAGGTTAACGAGGTCATTCTCCTCCTCGCTGTATTTCTGCTTGATGTCGATGATGTCACGGTTCTTGCGGTAGAACTCCCGGTCTGATTTGTCCAGCGGTTTTCCCTTTGCCTTTTTGTCGCGGATGCGGACGATTTGTGCAAAGAGGCAATCCCCGATCTCCGCATAGGCCGAAAGGATTGTCCACCAGTGTACTCCGCCTGTGTTCGTTTCGATATCGTAGTCCACAGCGCGGGCTTCATAGCCCAACACACGATTGACCGGGGCGATGATGCGGGGGAAATCCATCGGCCAGTCCACGAGGTGGGGGCCTTTCTGCTCTCGTGGCTCCTCGCCACCATTGATAAACCGGAACACCTCTTTCATCGCTGTGTCATAGTCGGTCAACTCGTCAAAGTCCACATAGAAGATTTGGAGCACGTCAAGAGCGCGGTCTTCCTCGCTGGAATCCGGGTCGTTCATGGCCTCGAAGATGTCCAGAATCACCCGATAATCATAGCGAATAGAAAACTCCTGTCCGTCTATCTCCACGCTTTTGGGAAGTCCATAGCTCATGACGTGCTCCTTTGATTACTTCTTCTGATACTTCTGGTACTTTGCCGCGTACTTGCTGATGCGCGGATTGGTCAGCTTCTGTTCTCTGGTGAATGTGGTGTCGATCTCATCCATGACCGCCATCATCAGGTTACACCACACCGGCAGGCCGTTGGCGATTGCATAGACGTTCATACCGCCGAAAACAGCCTCACTTACGGGGGCATCAAATACACCGTCAATGATGCCGCGCATCTCGGTATCACGCTCCCTGGCGAACTCGAAGATCTCTTTCTTGTCCGACATCTTCTCGATCTGAGCCTTGTATCCTTCTTGCTTCTTGTCCAGTTCCTCAAAAGCGGAGTACAGCCGCTCCACAAAGTTGCTGTCTGTGGGGTTGAAAGACACCTCGCACTGCCCGTTCAGGGAGTAGGTGACAAGGCCGGATTCAAAGTTTAGTTCCTTCATCATTCATCACCATCCGCAGTAAAGGTCACGGTTCCGCCGGAGATGGCCGCTGTGCCAGTGGTACGGGCACCGCCGTAAGTCACATCAATGGGCATCCCGATGGAGCCGCCGCCCTCACCGCCAAGGCCGGAGGGAAGGACAGAACAAGCGGAATACCGCTCGGCGAATACAGCGGTGTTAGCCGTACCAGCGTACAGATGGACGATAAGCATATCCTGGTTTAGCAGGGCATTGACATCATTGTCTTTGATAGCCAGGTTCCAGATTTTCTTTTGCGCCGCATCAGCGCCGTCAAGCTCACAGGGGTCAAAAGTCTGTGTCCTGGTTGCCTTCTTGCCCGTGGTGTACGTGTCGCCGAAGATGTCCACTTTGGTCTCGGTCTGCCAGTCGAACTCAATAGAGCTGTCCTCTACCCGCTTCCCGATGGGAGACCAAGTGGGGGTCCCGCTCTCTCCGGTGTTCAGATAGGCAATCAGCATTTCACGGGCTACAGTCTGGCCCGCTGTGGTGTTAAAGGTCAAATCAGTATCAGGCATTTTACTTCTCCTTTCAAACGCTGACCTCGTATGTCAGCTTCATCAAAATCTGATAGTCCTCGTATCCGTCCTTATAAGCGGCGAATTTTGAGGACTGCGTGGTTGGTTCCACTCGGAGCGCCCGGATCTCGTCTCCCAAATCAGGGAGATTTTTTCTGGCCCAGTCTCCGAAGTGGTTCAACAGCTCGTCTGCCTCCAGGCGTTTGTCGTTGCTGCGTCCTGGCTTAATGCGGTAGACCATCTTAAACTGATATTCCGCCTGATAGCCGCCCAGGATGAAGCGCTTTGTGATATAGGTTCCCTGGATGGTGGACAGCGCCATTCCTGTTTCGTCTGTGCTGGCATCGTCCACCGTCAGGAACTCGTACTTAATGACGGTCACCGGCTTTTCCGGGAATGTATTGGCCCACACTAGCATGGAACGGGAAATCTTATCTACTTCCTCCGCCGCCGCCAGAATGCGGGGCTTTTCGTTTTCAGAACTCACGTTTCACCGCCTTATCTGCCACACGGACCCACTTTTCAAGGTCTTCGGCCTTGCTGGCCTCGAACCAATGCGCTTGTGCCTGCGCATGTGATGCTGTATTAAACACAAGGTTTTTATCAGTCAGGACCTTTGTTGTGCCTTTTGGCGCATAGCTGCTTCCTGTGGCTGGATCTACCATCAGCTTCCCAAAATAGAGGTAGCGGGCATATGGGCCTGGATAAATCACCTCTGCCCCTTCGACCCGTGTCCGTTTGTCCAGGGACCCAGTAAGCATCGGAACATATGGGGATGTATCTTTGCGCACTTGGAGCGCAACAGTGTGCTCCGCTTTGGTGCATCCCTCGGTCAGCTTATCCTTGATGGCATCCATACCCTCCGTGTGAACGCTGAATTTCAACATCAATTCCCACCTACTTCCCAGTGAGACATATCCCCGCCGAAATCTTTGAAGTCCACCTTTGTCACGTCGTACACGTCATCATAGGCGGCCGCTATGGTCTGTAGCGTCCAGTCCGTGTGTACGGCCTCGCCTTTGACAAAGAAGCAGTTGCGGCCCACAGAAAGCGTCCACAGAACCGATTTATCATCTGCACGCCAGAACTCAATGGGGCCAATATATCGTTTCTTTTGGCCGGTTACACCGTCCACGGCCTCCACGCCAATGGGGATATACAGGTTGACTGCGTCCGCACCCTCCAAGCCGCTCTTGTTCACGTTGGAACCCTTGGAAGCGTCTAGGAGGACACCCCGCAGGACGGTGATATGATTGACCAGAGTGGGCTTAAAATCGTTCTCTGGCAGTTCTGTGGTCTCTGTGTTATAGAGCGTAACGGTGTGCGGAAACATACTCACGCGTAATACCCCCTCGCCCGCAGAAGCCCCGTCCCCGCAAGGTACATCTGCGCCGTATTCATAAGGGCCGCCTGTGCGCTTTCTGTTGCGCTCATCGCTTCTTTTGCGCTGGAGCCCCCGGATCGATAAGACTTGGACCAACTGCCCACGGACTGGCTTTGTAGCTCTCCCACCTCACTGGAACCAGTTGCGGCGGACAAACTCTTATTTGCCAATGCACGGGCAGTTTCAATGGTCTGGTAGTCATCAGCCAGGGCGCAGCACGCCAGCTTTACTGCATCTAAGTCTTGGTGCTTTGCGGTTCTTCCCATCGTGGCATAATCCAAAAATCTGCTTGCTCTTAGAGCCAGTCGCGGGAAATTTTCGTACTCAATATTTGTTCCAAGGTATACATTGCAGTAGTAGTCATAATCCGCATATATCATCAGGCATCCCCCTGGAGCACCGCTAAAATATCGGCCTTTCTCATGGAGCTGCTGACACCCTCCACGCCGTTCTCGTCCGCATAATCTAGGAGTTCAGTCTTGGTCATGCCGGAAAAGTCGGGCGCGGAGAGTGAAGCCGTGCTCAACAGCTCATTTAACCCCCCGAGGTCTCGTTGGGCTTTACAGAGGCCACAAACAGGCCGTTGGGGTCAGGCAGGACCGGGATAAACAGGCCGGTGGCCTTCGTCCAGACCGCTACAGGGTCGGGGGTCGCCCACTGGGTAATGGTGATGTACTGATCCGCAGACTTCTCGTTGTACTGCCCATACTCCGCCTCCTCGGGAGACACGCCCCACAGGCCAACGCCCAACTGCGGCACAGCGGTGAAAGTGATCTTGTCCTCCGGGTAGAAGCGGTGGGTCTTTTCGGTGCCGTCCGCCTGCTGCGTCTTATACCGCAGGTCGTAGGTGGTGATGGTACCAAACCCAAAGAGCTGGGAAAACAGGCCCCGCAACCGCTCGTTGGGAACATAGGTTCCTTGACCAACGGAGCCAAAGATAAGGGTCTGGATACCCTTGTTGGTGGCCAGTTTACGGACCACCTTGTTGGAAGTGATAGCCTCGTTGATGGTGTAACCCATGTCAGCAGCCTTGTCCACGATGGCCTGGAGCTGACCAATAATATCAGCATCAGCAGACAGGTCCAAATCGAAGGCCAGGTTTTCAGCAGGGACACCATAATCAACGGTCATCTTCAGGCGATTCTCGTTGATGTTCATCTTGCCCGTGGAAAGTACATCCATCTTGGCGACTTCGGTTCGCACCTTCACCGCGTCCGCCATCAGGCGCATATCGTCAAAGACAT